TCGTTGCGCGCGATTGCGCCTTCAAGAAGTGGCCCGACCTCAAGTACGCCAAGGACGGCGACGTGCTCGAATGGGTGTTCGATTCGATCAAGATCGACGGCTTGCTCGGGGTGTACTGAGCATGAGCGCGGTTTTCCAAACGACCGAGGTACGCGGCAAGACGTACCGTGTCGGGCGCATGCCCGTCATGCAGCAACTGCACGTCTCGCGGCGCCTGTCGCCCCTGTTGGCGGCCCTGGCGCCGGCTTTCGGGGCGCTCGCCAAGGCCGCCGGTCCCGCAGAGCAAGTGGCGGCCGTCAAGCCCTTCGCGGACGCCTTTGCGACCCTGCCGGACGCCGACGCCGAGTACATCGTGTCGACGTGCCTGTCGGTCGTCTCGCGCGATGTCGAGGGCAAGGGCCGCACCTGGGGGCCGCTCTACGTGCAGGGGGTCAACTGCGCCGAGGACTTGGGCCTCGACACGCTGTTGCCTCTCGTGGTGTTCGTGGTGAAAGCCGCCCTCGGGCCTTTTATCGCCGACTTCCTTACGAGCGCGCCGGCGGGGGGAGCGGAGGCACCGCCCGCGTAAAGTGGGCGACGCTACCGGGCGGCGAGGACATGGTAATGCGGCCAGTCCTCGCGGGGCTTTGCAAGTATGAAAGCCTGCTTGACGGAACGTTAGACCTCGCCGATATTGCGCTCATGAACGACGCACTTGCGGTGCGGCGGGACAACGAGGAAACGGCGCGCCGCCTGGCGCAGAATAACTAGAGGGCAGTGACGTGGAAGGCGAAGTATTACGCGAGTTCCTTGTCCGTCTCGGCTTCAATGTCGATAAGGCCAGCTCGAAATTTTTCGACGACAAGGTCGGCACGGCGACAAAGAACGTCCTGAAATTGGGCGCGGCCGCAGCCACTGTGGCCGCCGCGGTCACATACGCCGTGACCAAGATCAGCGAGAAACTCGACGAGCTTTACTACGCCTCCGCGCGCATCGGCTCGACGGTCGGCAATATCCAGGCTTTCGGCTACGCTGTTTCGCAGATGGGCGGCTCGGCCGCAGGCGCGCTGCAATCGCTCGAGAACATGGCGAGATTCATCCGCACGAGCCCCGGCGCCATCGACCTGATCAAGTCGCTAGGCGTGCGCACGACGGACGATAACGGGAAGCTGCGCGACACGGTCGACATAATGACCGACCTGGGCGGCGCGCTGCGCAAGATGCCCTACTACCAAGCCAACGCCTATGCGGGGGTTCTCGGCATCGACGAGAAAACCCTCATGGCTTTGCGCGAGGGGACAGAGGAGTTCGCCGACGAATACCGCCAGCTCATGAAGCGCGCGGGGCTCGACTCACAACAAGCCGCCAAGGACGCGAGCGCTTTCACCAAGGAAGTGCGCGGCATGAACGCGGCCGTCGGCGTGTTGGTGCAAAAATTCACGTCCTTGCTTTCCGCGCGCATGGCGCAGAGCATGCGCGCGACACGCGAGTATTTCGTGTCGAACTTCGATCGCATCGCCGGGGCTATCGAGGTCGTCGTCGACACGTTCGGGCGGATCGTCACCGCGGTGCAAACCCTGTTCGGCCGCGCCGTCGATATCGTGCAAGGGCTTGTCAATTGGTTCCTGCAATTGAATCCCTTGATGCTCGACATGATCAAGGTAGTTGCCGCCATCGCGGCCGGCTGGGTCGCGCTCAACACCGTTATTTCCCTGTCGCCCATCGGCATGATCGTCGCCTTAGGCACGGCGCTCCTCGCGCTCTATGACGACTATCAGACCTGGCGCGAGGGCGGCAAGTCCCTCATTGATTGGGAGAATTGGAAGGACGAGGTTGACATCGTCGTCGACCTGTTCACCACGTTGCGCGACGCGGTCGAGTCCCTTTTCGGATGGCTCAACCGGCTCGGGCGCCTCATCGCGGACTCGGGCTTTGGCGACGCGGTCGGCGCTGTGGCCGCCCGTGTGTTCGCCTTCCTCGGCAACAAGGAAGCCAAAGCCGCGGTTACGCGGATGAACGGCGGCACGGTCAAGCCCGAGGACGAGGGCAAGCGCACCGCGGCCCCGGCCGAGGCGGGCGGCGCTGAACGCACGCCCATTGCCAAGGGCTCGGCGGGCACGCCCTTGAAGTCCTCGAGCTCGGCAGCGAAAGCGGGGCCGAGCCTGAATACCGAGGGCGCCATGCAGTTTTTCCAGTCGGCCGGCTGGACCAAAGAACAGGCCGCGGGTATCGTCGCCAACCTCAAAGCCGAGAGCGCCCTCAAGCCCGACGCCATCGGCGACAGCGGCAAGGCATACGGGGTCGCACAATGGCATCCCGATCGCCAAGCCAACTTCAAAAAAGTGTTCGGCAAGGACATCCGCGACTCGACGCTCGAGGAGCAATTGAAATTTGTGCACTACGAGCTGACGCAAGGCGCCGAGAAAAAAGCGGGGGATGCGCTGCGCGCGACGAAATCCGCCGACCTGGCGGCCGAGGTCGTCTCAACCCAATACGAGCGGCCGGCGGATCGTGAGGGCGAGGCCCAAAAGCGCGGCGAGGCAGCCGTGACGATCGCGCAGACAACAAACATCAATGTCACGGGGGCCGGCCCCGGCACCGCGCAGGAAATCGCGGGCCTGCAAAAAGACGTGAATCAACAGATGGTGCGCAACACCAAAGGGGCGGTTCGGTGAGCATCGGCAGCATCATCGGCGACGTGGTCGAGGCGATTTTCTTTCGCGGCCAGACCGTGACCATTGGCGAGCTTTCACCCGACGTGACGCTCGACGAGCAGTTGCAAGACAGCGTGACCGTGACCGACCATCCCGTCGAAATCGGCGCTTCGATCAGCGATCACGCTTTCATGAACCCGTCAGAGGTCATGCTACGGATTGGGTTCACCAACAGCAAGGGGTTCCTGGCGCTGTTCACCGGCAACAGCTCGCCGACGCCGGCCGAGGCATACGAACAGTTGCAAGACATGATGCGCGAGCGCGAGCCGATCGACCTTATTACCTCGCGCCGCGCATACACCGATATGCTCATCACGGCCCTGTCCGTGACGACCGACGACAAGACGGCGAACATCCTGGCGGCCAATGTGAAACTTCGGCAAATCATTCTCGTGTCGACCTCCTCGACGGCCTTGAAACCCGACGCACAGGCCGAGCCCGAGAAAACTTCCAGCGTCGAGAACGCCGGCACCAAGCAAGCCAAGGCCGTCAAGGAAAGCGCGCTATCGACGATTGCGGGGGTGTTCCGATGACCCCCTACGAAATCCCGCTCTCGCCGTCGCCACAATCGTTCCTGATTTCGCTCCTCGGCGTGCAATACCGGCTCACGCTGCGCTACCAAGCCACGGTCAATGCGGGCTGGACGCTGGACATCGCCACCGCTGCGGGCGCCAACCTCGTGTGCGGAATCCCCCTTGTGACCGGCGAGGACTTGCTCGTGCAATACGAGTACCTGAACATCGGCGTGCCGCTCTACGTAGCGACCGACGGCGACCTTGACGCGGTTCCGACCTTCACCAACCTCGGCGACCCGGCGCGCCTGTACTTCACCACGGAGCCCTAACCATGGCGCTCCAGTGGAAACGAAAATTCTCCCTCGTCCTCGGCGACGCCGCGGGGGAAGGGCTCGACCTGTCCGAATTTCATTGCAAGTTTCAGACGCACCGCGCGGACACGCAAACCCCCGGATGGCTCACGGTGCGAATCTACAACCTGTCGGAAAGCACGCGGCTGCAAATTCAACAGGAATACACCAATGTCTTTTTGCAGGCGGGCTATGAGGGCAATTTCGGCTTGATCTTCAAGGGCAAGATTCGCCAAAAGCGCGCCGGCCGCGAGAGCCCCGTCGACACGTTCCTCGACTTGCTCGCGCAGGACGGTGACACGGCGTACAACTACTCCGTCGTGAACAAGACGCTTGCGGCCGGCTGGAAGTCGCGCGACGTGGTCGACAGCATCGTTGAGAGCATGAAGCAATACGATGTCGTCGAGGGCTATACGCCCGAGTTCGCCGCCTACGCCAACCCCCGCGGCAAGGTAATGTTTGGCATGGCGCGCGACACGATGCGCGACCTTGCGGACACGGCGGGCGCCTCGTGGTGCATCCACGAGGGGAAGCTCACGATTACCCCGCTCAACGCGCCGCAGCCGGGCGAGGCGTTCGTTCTTAATGCGATGACGGGGCTTATCGGGCTGCCCGTGCAAACCATCGAAGGGATTAACGTGCGGTGCCTCCTGAACCCGAATATCAAATTCGGCGGCCAGGTCGTGCTGGACAACGAGAGTATTCAGGACGCGCAATTGAGCGTCGCTTACTCCGCGATCAACCAATTCCCCGGCAAGGACGACGACGGTTTTTACAAGGTCTATTCGGTGCAGCACGTCGGCGACACGCGCGGGCAAAGCTGGTACAGCGACCTCATCACCGTCGCCGTCGACGGCACCAAGCCGCTGTCCGGCCCCTTCCTCAACGCCGTCGCCTCGAGCACGGACAAATAGCATGGACCCCCGCGAACGATTTGACGACCCCGAGGACGCGCAGCGCACGGCCATTGCCGGCGCACTGGCGGGCGTGTGGACCGCCCTGGTCGCCGTCGTCACAAAGGTGGACCTCGACGCCGTCACGGTGGAAGTGCAGCCGGTAATCAAGGCGTTCGTCGACCAACCGGACGGCTCCACCGTGGCCGTTTCGCTGCCCCTCCTCGTCGACGTGCCGATCGTGTACCCGCGTGGGGGTGGCGCCACGCTGACTTTCCCCATTACGCCGGGGGACGAGTGCCTCGTCGTGTTCTCCGCGCGGTCGATCGATACGTGGTGGCAGTCCGGGGGCGTGCAGATTCCGAACGAGGCGCGGCGTCACGACCTGTCGGATGGGCTCGCGATTTTCGGGCCTTTCAGCCAGGCAACCAAGATAAGCGGGATCAGCCCCAACACCGTGCAGCTGCGAAGCAATGATGGCGCGGTGTTCTACGAGCTGAATCCGGCGACGGGTGCGGCCACGATCACGGCGCCGGGCGGCCTCACCATCAACGCCAATATTACGCATAGCGGAAACCAGACCACAAGCGGCGACGTGACTGCCTCGGGAATCAGCCTGGTGAACCACACGCACCTTGTACAAGGCGTCGGCATACCTACGGACCCGCCAGCATGAAATACCGCAAACTTGACGACCTAGGCGATTACACGCTCGGCACCGGGGGCGACTTCTACGTCAACAGCCCCGAGGCTGTCGCGCAAGCCATCTTGACGCGGCTGCGGCTTTACCGCGGCGAGTGGTTCATCGACACGAAAGAGGGGACGCCCTGGTTTCAGGACGTGCTGGGCAAGTACACCCAGCGCACCTATGACGCTGTCGTTCGGCTGCGCATCCTGCGCACGCAAGGGGTGCGCGCCATCCTCTCATTCACCAGCGTCTATGACGGGGCGGCCCGTACCCTTGTGCAAAGCTCGACAGTGGATACAATCTACGGCACAACGAGCGTAACGCTTACCAACGGCGAACCGGCGTAACAGAGGAGCGGAATGCCTACATCAATCGCCCCGACCATTGACGCGACGGGCGTTCACGTCCCCTCCTATACGGACATCCGGCAATGGCTTGTCGACCAATACAAGCTCATTTTCGGGGCCGACGTGTACCTCGACGCCGACGGCCAGGACGGCCAATTTTTGTCAATCCTCGCGCTCGCGCTCAATGACTGGACGGCCGATATCGTGTCGACGTACAACGCCATGAGCCCGACGACAGCGCAAGGCACCGGGCTTTCCAGCGTGGTCAAAATCAACGGCCTGTCGCGCGCCATCCCGACGCAATCGACGGTCGATGTGGACATCGTCGGCGTGTCGGGGACGGCCATCAATACCGGCATCGTGCAGGACGCGAACGGCGTGAAATGGGACTTGCCCGCCCTGGTCACGATCCCGCCCGCCGGCACCATCACCGTCACAGCCACGGCGCAGGACGCTGGCTCTATCTCGGCGCCCATCGGCACCGTGACCAACATCATCACGCCGACGAACGGATGGCAGTCCGTCACCAATGCCAGCGTCGCGACGCCCGGCTCGCCGGTCGAATCGGATGCGGCCTTGCGGCGCCGCCAGGCCGTCGCCTCGGGGCTGCCTTCCGTGAGCGCGCTCGGCGCCGTGCAATCGGCGCTAGGGCAGCTCGTGGGCGTTACCGAGGTCGCGCCAATCCACGAGAACTACACCGACGCGACGGACGCGGACGGCGTTCCCGAGCACAGTATCGCCGTTGTCATCGTGGGCGGGGATGTGGACGACATCGCCAGCACGATCGCGCTCAAAAAGTCGCCCGGCTGCAACACGTTCGGGACAACGTCGGTTCTCACGACGGACCCCAACGGGCTGCCCATCACCATCAATTTTTCGCGCCCGGTCGACGTGCCGGTTGACATCGTCATCGACGTGATTGCGCTCGCCGGGTACTCAGGCGACGTGGCTGCCGAGCAAATCGCCAGCGTGACGGCCTACGTCAACGGCTTGAACATCGGCGCCGCCCTGGTGTTCAATCGCATCTGGCCGTCGGCCCTCCTGAACGGGTCGGCCTCGGCCGGCACTTTCCAGATTGACGCGATGACGGTGAACGGAGGCACGGCCGACGTGCCGGTCGACTATAACGAGAACATCGTCGTCAACAGCGTGACGGTGAATCAGGTATGACCGTCACGGCCGCCGATTACACCGGGCTCATCACGAGCCAGCACAACGACAAGCCCAAGTTTGTTGCGTTGGTCGAGACGGTCACGGGGGAGCCGGTCGACGCGCGCAACCTGTTGCAGGCGATGCCGGACGCCTTCGACATTGACACGGCCGTTGGTGTGCAATTGGACATCGTCGGCCAGTGGGTCGGCCTTACTCGCATCGTGACGGTCACGCCTTCGGAAGCCTACCCGCTGCCGGCCGAGCCCTATCAGTACTCGTTCGACGATGATGATTACCGGCGTTTGCTGAAAGCGCGCGCGCTGGCGAACCGTTGGGACGGTACCCCCGAAATGACCGTCTCCATCCTGGCCGCCTATTACGGCCCGGTCGGCGGCGCCGCGGCCGTCATCGACAATCAGGATATGAGCATCGACCTGATCCTCGCGGGCGTGCGCCCAACGGCGGCCGAGGCTGCGGTCTTTTCGCAAATGCTCTTGCCCGTGCGGCCCGCTGGCGTGCGTATCGCGGATACGTTCATCGGCCCCACGGGCGGCCCCATTTTCGGGCTCGACATCGACAACGCCTTTATTGGCGGACCTGACCACGGGTCGTTTTGGGAGACGTTCTAGCCATGCCCACCAATCAATTCCTGCCGTTCGCGACGAACCCCGGCGCTTTCGTCATGAGTAACGCCGCGTGGACGGCGCTGGCGGCGCGCCTGAGCGGCTACCCTACCGGCCTCCTGACGAAAGAGGCGCTCAATACGGCCCTGCGCCAGGCGTGCTTTGTGGGCGCCGCCGTGTCGCAAGCCGTGGCCGACGCCTCGGGGCTCGACACGCTCGACGACGGCGTCATCGCCAATTGGACGAACGCTCTGCGCGTGGGGATACGCAACCTCACGGCCGCCGGGTTCCGGCTCGATACGGGCGCGGTCGACGCGTTCGTTGTGGCCTTCGATCCGGTGCTGACGGCCTACGTCAACGGCCTGACGATCAAGTTCATTGCCACGAACACCAACACGGGGGCCTGCACACTCAATGCCGGTCCCGGGGCTATCTCGCTGCGCCGCGAGGATGGGCAGCCCCTACAGGCGGGCGACATCGCGGCGGGTACCGTCGTCACGGCCACGTATGACGCCGTGAGCGGCCGCGCCTACATCACCGGCAAGGTGTACTCTCAGTTTGGCGCGCTCGCGCGGCTCAATCTCGGCTTTGGCCTGATCAACGATGGCATGGGCAATGCGGCCGTCTCGCTGCCGCCGTCGACGGCCAATTTGCTTTATGTGAACGCTTCTACCGCCCTCGTGCCGGGGCAGTATATGGTAGACACGACCGCAGGCGACGTGACCATCACGCTACAAGCGGCCCCAGCTGTCGGCACGATGTACCGCTTTGTTGACATCGCCGGCACATGGGGCCTGAACCCGATGACTCTCGACCGCAACGCCCAAACCATCATGGGCTTTGCCGAGAATCTCACATGCGAAACCGGGGCCGAGGACTTGATCATCTGGTTTCACCCCGATCTTGATTGGAGATTGCAATGAGTTTTTCAAGCGACTTCCTGCGCCCCGCGCAAACGATGGGCGCCAAGGCGGGCCCGCTGGCAATCGCCGTCAAAGACCTCCTCACGCTCACGCGGGACGGCGGCCTCTACAAAGCCGTGTGTTCCGACTATGCCAAGGTCGCGGCCGCCGACGGCACCGTGCTGTTTCAGCCGACGGTGAGCAACTTTTCGGCTACGGGGTTTGCGCGCCATCACATGCAGATCGATCCGACGGACGGCGGGATTTTCATCATTCAGGGGTACATCACGACCGCCGACGGCATGCGTGCGCACAAGTACTCCTCCGACGGTACGTTGATCAAGACCTTGATCCTCGATTCGACTTCGACGGCTACCAGCGTGTCGCCGTGCCTCGAGCGGCTCAGCGACGGCAACTACGTGGCCGTGTGGGGTGTGACCGGGAACAATATCAAGTTCGCCATTTTCGATCCCTACCTTAATATCGTCGTCGCGGCTACGGCCGTCGACACGCTCGACGCCACGAGCAAGAGTTTCCACGCGATCGCGCTGAGCGGCGGGGGCTTCGCCGTCGGCTACAGCAAGACAAATCCGTGGGTCGCGATCTACTCCAACGCGGGCGCCGTCGTCACCGCAGCCGCAGCCCTGACGAACGCGGCCGCCTTCGGTGTGGCCGTTTACATGCAGCTCGCGCAACTGAGCAACGGCAATATTGCCTACGCCATCGGGAGCAGCACGGCCGCAAAAATCCTCGGGCACGCGGTCACGACGGCGGCCGGCGTCAATGTCGTGCAAGTGACCTTGTTGGGCACTGGTACGGCCGTAACCCTCAACGATGTAGAGATTTGTGCGATGACGGGCTATTACGCCGTGTCGAGCAACAGTAGCGGCCGTCAGGAAATTTACATCTTGAGCAACGCGGGTGCCGTGCAGGGGGCCGCCGCCTCGGCGGCCATCGCCACGACGCAACTGAGCAAGATCATCACGGACGGGGCGCGCTTTTGGTTCTTCTACCCCTCGGCCGCGGGCACGTCGTTTAACGTGGTTGGTTGCCCGACGACCGGCACCAACTACGTCACGACCAACATTACCGCATCAGGGACGGGTGACGACTCGGCCACGGGGGACGCCTTTTTCGATGGGAAATACCTGGTGTTTCGCGGCAACGATCGTGTCTACGTCATGACGCCGCTTGCGTCCGGGGCAATCTACCTGACGCGCACCGTCGCCGTGCTGGCACCCATCGCGGGCTCTATCGGGTGTTGCGCGCGCAACGGTGGGGACTTTGTCGTCCTCACCGCAGGCAACGGCAACAGCAACTCCTTGAACGCGTCCAAGTACCTGAACGCCTGCATCTTCGGCGTGGCGCTTAACGCCGTCGCCGCCGGCAACGAGGGGACTTCTGTGCGCGCGCTCATCGGCGGACCCAGCGCCTACCCGTGTAACGCCGTCGTCGGTTCGGTAGGCGTCGCCTTCGACCACACGACGGCCGCAGTCGTGGGCAACAAGGGCACGATCTACACGAACGGCGTGCAGCTGCGCGGCGCAGGCGCGGGCGCCTGATACCGTGAACGCGCGTGTTGACCATTTAGAGCTGATCCACTTCCGCCGGGAGTGCCGATTTATGGCGATCCTCCTGGCCGTGTGCCTCGCGTTCAACATGATCGACTCGGCGCTCATGGTGCTCAACGTGCCTACGGCGATCATCGCTAATGTGGCGCAAATGACGCACCGCCCCCAAATGATCGCGGCGGCGTTCATTGCCTGCGCCGCGTTGGGCGTGCCTTATGTCACCATGCAGGTATTCGACCCGCTGCACCGCACGCACCGTCGCGCGTGCGTCAAGCTGGCCTGTTTCGGCATGACCGGCGGGGGCGTCGTGTGGGCGCTCCTCGCCTATATGTCGCACGTCATTGACATCGACACAGTAACGGCCATTTTTTGCCGTAATTCAGCGTGCTCCCTCTTGTTTGGATTTGTATTATCTGTTTCACTCAATAACCAGCAAATACGAGAACAAGCCTCAAAGGGCACGCCCCCGTGAACCACCGCGCTTTCGTTACCTTTTGCCTCGCCTTGTGGCTGGTGCTGTTCGTGCGCCTGGTGCAAGCGGCGACGCTGGCCGAGAGCATGGGCGTCTATGACTGGCTCTCCCTGCGCTGGGCGCTCGCTATCGCCCTCCTCGGGGGCTTCCTGCGCCTCATCTACGGCCTAGCGAGCGACTCACGCGTCATCACGGCCATCCTGCGTGAGAGCTGGCGAACGGCTCTCCTGTCGTTGCTGGCGGGGCTCGCCGCATTCATCCTGATCGAGGCCGCCAAGTCGACGGGCGCGAGCGTCACGAACGAAATTCGCTTTACCGCCATCCTGGCCGCGGGCGTGGGCGGGACGGACTCCCTCAATTTCATGATTGCATGGGTCAAGGCATACGCCGTACGGCGGACCAACCGGGGGAAGTTATGAACCTGCTGACCGTTGAACAGTTCGCCCGCTGTACGGGAGCCTCGCTCGTGCGTGCATCGCCGCGGCATATGCCGTACATGAAGTCGATGCAGTGCTACGCCATCGACACGGCCTTGCGGCAAGCGATGTTCCTCGTCAACGTCGGCCACGAGTGCGGGGGCTTCCGCTTCCCGCAGGAGCTGTGGGGGCCGACCGAGGCGCAACGGCGCTACGAGCGCGATTTCAGTTGCCCGTGGCCTTCCAACCCCGCAGAGTCCAAGCTCGACGAATTCGAGGCCAACCGGCTCGCCTACAGCCTCGGCAACGTCAACGCGGGCGACGGCGCCCGGTTCAAGGGCCACGGGGATTTGCAAATCACCGGGCGCGGCAACCATGCCGGCGCGCGCGATCGGCTGCGCAAGCGCTGGCCGCAATTGGGCGTGCCGGATTTCGAGGCCGAGCCGGAACAGCTGTGTGAGCCTCAATGGGCCGCCCTAGCCGCGTGCGACTATGTCGACATGAAGAACGCCAACGAGCAAGCCGACCTCGGCAACTTCGACCATTACTGTGACCTCGTCAACCGAGGCCGCTGCACCGTGGCCGTCGGGGACGCCAATGGCTATCGGGATCGTCTCTTGCGATTGCAAGAGGCATACGCGGCCCTCGGGCTGCAATAACTGAAAGGTTCTCTATGAAGCGACTGATTCTCATCGCGGCCGCGGCTGCCCTTGCCGGCTGCGCCGGCCTGAACGCGCAAGGCGTGCTGACCATCACATACAACACGCCCGCAACGACCACGTCGGCCACGCTGGTACCCGGCGCGCCCGCTGCGGCCGCCTCCGCGGCGAAATGAACCCGGGCGCCTTCCTGACGCCGTTGGACACGCGGGAGGTAGACGAGCTGGCGGGGCTGCATGAGGTGCTCGCGCCCCTGGTGTACCGGTCGGCCCTGTTGGGGCGCACCATCGCCGTTCCCGCCGGGTTCGTCACCGACTATGCCAGCGTGCCGCGCATCCTCGGCGTCTATGACCTGGCCGGCGGGAAGTGCAACAAAGCGGCCGTCATTCACGATTGGCTCTATTCCACCCAATGCGTCGACCGCAAGACCGCCGACGAGGTATTGCGCGAGGCGATCCTCGCGAGCGGTTACAGCCCGTTTACGGCCGGCGTGTTCTATGCAGCCGTGAGAGTGGGCGGGGCAAGTCACTGGCGCAAGCCCAACGTCCCGCAAACCGCCGACGTGGCCGCCGAAATGGCGCTCGCCTAGTACCAGCGGTGCAAGCCGTCTAGGAGCGCCATCATGCCGGCGGCGCCGATCACCATCCCGAGCACGGCCGCCAGCGCGGGGCCGGTCGGCTCGGGCTCGCGCGCATAGTGCACGCCGACGATGACCAGCGACAGGCCAACCACGATGGCCAGGCTGCACCCGAGGAGATACGGTAGCGTCATCATGGTGCCGTCACCGTCGGCACGTCGCGCCATTCAAAGCGCTGGGCGTCGTCGCTGATCCATTTTTGTTGCAGCGTCGCGGGCGGGTAGGTTTGATACGGCACCCGCGCCAGGTAGCGCAGTTCCATGGTGGCTCGTAGAAGCTCGCCGGGGGCCGCGGGTAACGTCGCGTGCGTGTGGTCGTTCATGGTCATCCTTTCCGGTATCGTTTTCCACGCCAGCCGCCGTCCGCCTTGATCGGCCAGCCGGCGGCCCATGGTGGCATCGTCGCCATAATCTTTTCAAACTGCGCGAGGCTGCCGACGCCTTCGGGCACTTCGCAAACGATTTCGTCATAGACGTGCAACACGACGGGGTAGCCACATCGCTCTAGGTTCACGATCGCGTGCCGCAGGATGTCGCGCGCCGTGGCCTGCACGATGTTTTCAACGAGGCGGCCGCCCCATGTGCGCATTTCAATCCAGCCCTTCGGCCCGTTCTTCGGGTTGGTGTTCCACCCCTCATAGCTGATTGCGAGCCCGCGGTCCCCTTCGCTCAACCGCGGGTTGTGATAGGTGAGATAGCGCCCCGAGGGTAGCCGGCAATAGAGCGGCCCGCCCGTGCCCGGTAGCCCGAACGCGGGCGTCGTGTCGCGGATGAAAGAGACGCCCGAGTAGGAGCCGTCGAGGCGCGTCACCTTGTACTCGACGCCGGGGTTCCAAATGGCTTGAATGGCCGCACCCTCGACCCCGTAGAATTCCTTGCGCCACTGCGGCCGGCGACGCTCCTGGCCGCCCCACAATTCCACGATCGCGGGCGAGGCTTCGCGCCATTTCAGAATGGCCTGTTTAATCTGGTCCTCGCTCATGAAGTCGCCCGCGTCGAACGCGAGCCATGCGCCGATCCAGCCTTGATAGCCGCTCGCCAGCTCGGCTACTTTGCCGACGGTTTGCCGTAACGGATGGTGCTTGCCTGTGGTCTTTTTGTGGGCGAGGATTTCCTCGAAGGGTATTCCTGCGATCTTGGAAACCGACAGCTCGTATATTTTCCCGTGGGTCTTAAACACGTCAAGCCGCCATTGCTCGCCCGCGATTTGGGCGAGAACGACCGCTTCAATGGAGCTGTAGTCGGAGGATAGGAGGTCGTGCCCCTGCGCGGCCACGAACAGCGAGCGCAGGCAACCGGACAGGGCCGACATGGCTTCGCCGAAATAGTACTCGACGGCCTCGAGGCTGCGGGTTGCGATGACGGCGAGCGCGTCCTCGGCCGCGTCAATGCACCAGTCGACGGCCACACGGCCGGGTAGGTGCGTGAACCGATCGGAGCATGTCCGGTTGTGCGCCCCGTGGCGGCCGCCGCACGTCGGGCAATGCTGCGCGGGCGGGCACGGCAAGCCGCACCACGGGCAAGCGTCCGTATCGCAGCGATGGTAGTGCCTGCATGCCCCGCACTTGTAGACCGGCGGCCCTTCGCGGGCTAGGTTGGTCGGCTGCACGGCCTCGCCGGTCGCGCGCCCCGTGCGCGCCGCGTAGTAGTTGAACAGATCGCACAGGCGGCCCGCCGATGTAACGCGGTTCGCCATCGCGAACACCTTTTTGACGCCGGCCGAGCCGATGGCCTGGCGGATTTCCAGCGCGCGCACGGCGTCGGGCGGGAACCGGTCGCGCTCTTTAAGCAACTCCTCGACGCTCTCCTCGTCCAGCGACGAGGCGTACACGTGATGCGCGCCCGCGAGCCAGCCAAGCAACTTTTCCACCTGGCCCGCCGACGTGACCGTGCCGCCCGTGAGCTGTGTGAGTTCGTCGTTATAGCGCGCGTGTGCGAGCCCGATCAGGTGAACGCAATTGTTGACGCCCTCGAGGTCGATCGACACGCCGCGCGTATTGATAGCCTGGTCACACTTCCAAAATTCCAGCTCCTCGCCGTCGAGGTCCGGCACGCGCAAGGACGCCTCGCCCTCGGCGACGATGTCTTGCTCGTTATAGGCGTAAAGGCGCTCGGCGTCGTCCGGTTCATCCTCGGGGCGCACGCGCGTGCGGGGGTCTTTTTTGGTCGGCTGGCGCGGCTTGCTGAATTTGTCGAGGAGCCGCTTACCCTCCTTGTCCTTTTGCTGCGCGAGGTTCATCACGTCACCTGCGGCGTCGAGCGTGCCCGGCAGTGCGAATGCGCGCGCCTTCGCCATGGCGCAGCGCAGCTCCCCTGGCGCCGGCCAGCCGTATTTCGGCATGCATACGCGCGTCCATATCCAGCGTTCAAATGGCGCGTTCCACGCTTCCAGTAAGCCGCCGCGCGCCATGTAATCGAACAGCTCTTGCGGGTTGGGCATCCCGGGGCGCCAGTGCCGCGCGCCGCGGCCGTCCTTCAAATCGTATTTGAATGAAAGCACTTCGCAGGAGGGGTGCTCACTGTAGCGGGCGGCGCCGACGACCGACAGCCCGCGCTTGTTTTTGGGAGCGCCGTCGAGGCCCTTCCATTTTTGCGCCGCGTCATCCCACACGTACCCCGCCTCGCAATACGTCTCAAAATCCATTTCCGGGATCACGGTCGCGACGCCGTACCCCGCCTTGAAACGCTGGCCCGCCAGATAGGTCATGCCGCCCAAAGCTCGGCGTAACGGTCTAGGAATTCGCCGCGCCAATCCAGCCAGGTCCAACGCTGGTGCTTGGGGGTCATGAGGCTAACACCCCATGGCTCTACGCCGTCGAGCACGCGCCAGCCCTCGCTTTGTGCGGTGGGCGCCGGCATGAGACTACGGCGTTCGGTTGCGAGCGCAATCAGGTCGACACGCCGAACGTCAGAGGCGAACGTCTCGAAATCGAGCCGCAGCCCGAAATGGGCAAGGACGTGGTTTTGGTGACGCTGTTCAAACAGGCTGAGCGCATTGGTCATCAAAGCGATAACGCCCTTTACCGGCGCGCTGATATCGTGCGTGTACGCCTCGTGCCAATCGTGCGCGAACACACAGCGGCGCGCGGCGATCGGCCAGCCCAGCGCCTGCGCGATGTCGTCACACAGCAGCGAATGCTCGGCGACGCTCTCGGGCCGCCGGGCGGCGCCGGTAAAGCGATTGATTTGCGCCAGGTGATGCGCGATGTCCTCTATTTTTGGCGTGCCCAACTTCGGCCCGTTCAAGGCGTAGTCGTCCCCGCTCGCCGTCACCATGTAGCGAATGCGCGTCATTGAATCCCCTCGTTTGACCGGAGGAGCCCCGGCGGGGCCCCTCGAGTCACGCGACGGTCTTTGCGGCCTTGCGATCGGCCTGCATCTTGCGAGCGGCCGCTCGCGCTGTCTCGCTGTTGAACCTGTGGCCGTTGATCAGGCCAGCGCGGTGCAGTTCGGCCGCTTTGAGGCCCCCTCGCTGCGCCAGCTCGCGCACGCGTTGCGGGTCCATGGAAGCGAAGCCGCGCGGGGCTGTTCCGTTGCCAGTGTATCCAGTAGACATGGTGTAGCCCTCCTCAAACCATGTAGCCGGATTCGCGCAGCTTGTCGTCGGTCCAGCCGCCCGCGATGAATTGCTCGTAAGTGAACGCGCCCGCCTTGGGCGTCATGCTCGGACCTGCGGGGACAGGCGGCGCCGGGGGTGCGGGCGGGGTTGCAGTGGCGGGCAACGGCATGTGCGAGGGGATGCTCGCGGCCGGGATCGGGGGCGCCGTCGGCGCGGGCGTGATGACCGGGGGCGGAGGCATCGCCACGGCGGGGGCAGCGGGCGCGCCAGGGGCACCGGGCGCCGGCAGCGCGGCACCGGTCGGCACGGCCGATGCGCCCGCCGGCAGCGCGGTCGCGCCGAACCCCACGGCCGCCGCGTCGGGGCCGAGTACGATCCGGTCCCCGTAGCCACGGAAACAGACCATGCTGTGATTGATGAACACGCCCGGCTGTTGCACCGAGTTATTGCCCGAGCAGTTGCCATAGACCTCGACAAAGTCGCCAAGGTTGACGGCGTCGGGCTGCGGCCAGATGACCGGCTCTTTCGCGCCCGGCGGGATTTGGTACACCTTGGGGGCGAAGCCACCCGAGAACGTCACGACCCAATGGCCCGGGTAGCCTTCGCGGTCACACGGTTTCTTGCCCTTGCGGTTGGGGGTGGCGCTGTCACCGTCGACGACTTTCCACGCGAACGACGGCGCGGCCGCGGCCTGCGGGAAAGCCAGGTGCCCGGCCTTCCAGATTTCCGCACCCCACGGGGTTTGCCCCCAATGGGTTTCGGCGCCCTTGCGGATGCCGAGCGCGAAAAAGTAATCGACGCGGGGTTGGCCCGCGTTGGGGCCGCTCTTGATCTTGAGCGGATTGCCGTCGGCGTCCTTTTCCTGCGGCTTGTAAAGCGAGCCCATGAGGAGACGACCGGCGGGAAAGAGAATTTGCACGGGGGATGACATGGTGTTGAGTCCTTAAATTGTTGAGCTTGAGACGGTAACGGTTATTGACGGTCTCGTCAATTAGGGTTGCGAGGAAAAGACGCGACGCGCGGCCGCGCCGTCATCGGGCACCAGCTTGAAGGCCGATAACGGGCGGTGCGACATGGCGGCCACGACATCCGCCGGGACGCCCGCCTTGCGCGCCTGGTTCGGCGTGAGCGAATCGGCCTTGGCGAGATTGACCTCGAGAGATTGCCCGAGCGCGATCACTTGCTCGGCGTCGACCGTCCATTTTTCCCGGCCGGGTTCCTGCACGACGCGCCAGAACGGCACCTGTTCGCCGCGCTTGAGCATTGCCTCGGCCTGTTGCTCGAGCCCCGATTTCCGAGCGTCGAGGATGGCGGCCGCACGCGAGAGGTAGCGCAGCTCGACGCCGAGAGCGTGCGGGGCGAGGTCGAAGGGCATGGCGCTGCCGATGTCCTGCGCGATCGCGGCCGCCTCGCGCTGCAACGTCGGGCACGCGTGGCGCGCGCTGCAATCCCGGCACCACGAGCCCGCGCGCGTCGGCGCGTCGGTCACGAGGGCCGCCTCGCCCGCCATTTGCATGCGGTTGACGTGGCCGCGGATGTCGCTCGCGCGGCATTGCCATGTGCGGATCGGCCCATCGACGTGCGGCGCCCGGGGCTGCACCACGGTGAGCGCCAAGGTGATGTCCTGGTCGCCGCGCTGGCGGACCATGTCGCGGACGTGGGGCTCGTCCAGCAATCCGGCCGCGTAGGCGATGAGCTGCCAGTTTTCAAAGGCTTCCACGATGCGATGGCCGTATTTGTAGTCGAGGACGTGCAGCACGAAACCGGGTACCCACGTCCGCACGTCGGGCGTGCCCCAACAATGCTCGGGGTGCACGCGCGGGATGTCGACGCGCCGCTCGACCACGACGCCGGCATCGCCCAAGGCGGTCGCCCGCTTGGCGACCTTGTGCACGGCTTCGACGTAGACCTCGGCGGCTTCGATCATTTCGTCGGTGAGGGCGACGCCGTTGGGCGCGATTTGGCCGACGCCGACGACCCGGTCGGCCAGCATTTCCGCGCCCGCGAAGTGCGAGGCGGTACCCTCGCGGGCGTCGATGTCGTCCTCGTCCGGGTATGCCTGTTGCAGCATGACCGAGCCGGGGCATTCGACCCAGCGGTGCGCCGCGGACGGCGCCAAGAGTGCATGAGCGCTCATTCGGGAAATTCCTTCAGGATGTTGCCCGGGGTGTACCAAGTACCATCGGCCAGGCGCACCAGTTGCGTGCGGTTATTTTTGCGGAGGATGGCGAACGTCTGGAATGCAAAATGGTAGTTAAGCAACCGAGCGACGCTGTCCAGTGTGACCGGCGCCCGTGACAGGCGCGCGATGTTGTCGGGGTGTACGCCCTCGGCCGAGAGCATCGGCGCGAGCGCAAACCGCGGGTCCGTCATCGAACGCAAGCACGCGTCAACAATTCGCATTGTCTTGGCGTCGTTGCGTTCCTGATCCTTTAGAGCCCCCATCGCTGTCTTATTGCAGCTTGGTGAGCATGAGGGCGTCGATGTTCGCGTTCACGTCGGGGATGAGGTCGACGCGCGTTGCGAGCGACGGCAGCGACGGCAGTCCCGAGAGGGCGAGGATTTCGGTCAGCTCGTCTTGCGTCATGCGCGGGAATTGGCCGACGCGCAAGCCGCTGATTTTTTTCATCACCTGGGGGAACGTCGTCACGGTTTCAGCTTCCCCGTTCGGTGCTGGTGCCGCAGCCACAGGAGGAACCCCCGGTACTGCGGGGACCGCGCCAGGTACGGGCGGTACGGTTCCGGCTCCTGCGGCTGCGGGGGGCTGTGGGACGGCGGGCGCCGGGGCGGTATCGACGACCGGCCCGCCACGCGGCGCGCCCAAGGCCGCGCGCAATTCCGCCTTCACGCGGTTCACCTTGCCCTCGTCGTTCAGGCCGCGCAGCGTCTTCCACACGCCCTTTGCGGTCTTGGTCTTGGTGCTGGCGTGGATGCGGCCGTCCCACGGGATACCCTCGGCGTCGAGGTCAACGCCGGGCGCAGGGGGAACCGGAGGCGCAGGTACCAAAGGGGCAGGGGCTGCCGGTGCGGCCGCGATCGGTGCAGGGGCCAACGTCGGGGCGGCCGTCGTGGCCGAAGAAACCGGCGGCACCGCGGGGACAGTCGTTGACGTTCCGGCACCCGCAGTAAAGAGGGCAGCGGGGTCCGGTTCGGCCAAAGGGGCGTCACTCTCGCCCGCGGGCGCGAACGTTGCGGGCACGACGCGCGTTCCTTCCGCGTCGGCGATGACTGTCACGGCTTGCCCGGCGTCCAAGTCGGCGCCGGCAATTGCGATGACGCTCCCCTTATATGCCGCTTCCCCGAGCGCTTGCTGCCAAAGGCGGCCATACAGCGAATCGAGCGCCAGGGCGAGCGCGCGCAATTCGGCGAGCGTCTCGCTGCCGCTCAGAGCGAAAGTGATTTGCATTGAATCCCCTCTAGTGGGTTGGTTAAAGGAAGCTCAACTATACCGCTATTGACGGAACCGTCAAGAGGTATTGCAGAGCTGTCGATTGTGTATTACGATATGCGGCATGAACCGCTCAAACAAACCCGATGTTCGTAACCCCTTAGTGGGCGACCCTGAGATTGCCGCCCTTATGATGCAGCTCGCCGAGGAACACCCGGCCGCAGCCGTCGCGCTGCAAAAGACCCTTCGGCAACTTTCGCGCAAGTGGCGCGGCAGGGCGCAGGAATGCTGGGACGTGCATAAGGGGCCGATGGCGCGGTACCACGCGGATAACGCCGCTGCCGCCCGCGACCTGGCGGTACTCTACAAATCGGCCACGGTCAACGCTCGACATTTGGCGCTCGCGATTCCGACGAACGGTAGTTGACTTATCTAGGTTTCGTAATACACTACCTTTACCCCGACTCAAGAGGCCCTCTTATGCGTGTTTACCAACTCTGGCTTTTGAATGACCCCAGCGTCGTTCCCTCGCAAAATGTCAAAACGGAATTGCAATGCTGGTTCCGCACGGACGAGGGTTGCGTCCGCGAAACGCGCGATTCCGCTTTCGCAAATCGGGAACTTCGCTCCATTCAACAAGCTAACCCAACTTTGCGCTATGAGCTGCGGACGTGGGGCGATGAATAGCCCACAAAGCACCTACCCGACGGCTTGGGGCGTCGAGCTAGTACGCAACGCGCAGGGGCGCGCCTGGTACTTCGTTTCTCGATTCGTTAGCCGCTACCGGGTCGAGTATCTTTCGGACGCCGCGGGCGAAGCTATTGCCTACCGTTATAAACCGACTGCCGAAAAGGCTGCCACGAGAGGAACCCCATGAAACTGCAACTGCAAAAGCACTGGCGCGACGGCCGCGCGCCGGGCGTCTACGATGTGGCCGACGCGGTCGTCGAGCAAATCGAGCACAGCGCCCGAATGGGCAGCACGCGTGAGGGCGCTCTCGAAAGCGTCGACACGAAAGTCGACGAGGCGTTGCGGCTTGTGGGCCGCCTGGTAGCGCAACTGCACGCCGCCGGCGCGCTGCCCGACGAGGGCGTTCTCGCGTTGCTCGACTCTTTCGAGGAGGCCCCCAAATGACGACCACGTGCGCCCGATGTAGCACCCCAACCGAGTGCACGGTACGCGGCTGCGCGTACCCCGAGAGCATCGCCGCAGCCGACCTGTTCGGCCAGTCCTTGACCAAGTACAAGGTCGACGGCCGCGGGGCCTTCCCGGTCGACATGCTGCGCGTTGACAACTCCTGGCCCTGTACCGGCCACGACAGCGCGCGCATTCTGAACAGCTACGGCAACGACGCCAAACAGGCCATTACCCTGTGCAGCTTGCGCGCGCCCAATTTCCGCGCTTGGCTCGCCTCGGGGTGGCAGATTACTGAAATCAACGGGGTGTTTTTGTGAGCCCGATCGCAGCCGCCAACCCGCCCCCGCAAGTTGTCGGTCCCTGGTCCGCATGCGGCCCCTACCAACGCCGCGGGGAGCGTCTGTTTTGGGGCGTATGCCGCCCGAACTCGCGGGCGTTCGGCCGTATCGAGTACCTGCGCACGCCCAGCAACCGCCGGCAACGACGTTTCTATTCCCTTTGGGGCGCCGTGTGCGCGGCCGACAAACTCAATCAACAAGGAATCGCATGACCGCACGCAAACTCAAGACCGGCCAGGGCATCGGGGGCGGCCGCCCGCCGCTCACGCCCGGCGAGAAACGCGTCGCACTCGTGGTGAGCGTGACGCAGGAACAGCGCGACAAGGTCGACCGCATCAGCGACGGCAAGCCTAGCGAGCTGATGCGCAACATGATCGACGCGTACCCGGAGCCGCGGAAATGAGACTGCGGCAACTGCGCAAAGTACGTCAGGAAATGAACGGTTGGCCAACGGTCACGCATTCCTACCGCGACCCCGGGCAATGGGCGCTCGAGGAACCCGGCCATGTGAGCTTTCACCGCATGACGCGCGGGCGCATCATCATTACGAGCTGGCCGCGCGCCGCATGGCGGGGCCTTAAGTGACCATCCCCGCGCTTCGCCCCTACCAATCCGACATCAAACAGAGCGTCTATGCCGCGTGGCATGGGGGCTCTCGTAACGCCCTGGTTGTCTCGCCGACCGGCTCGGGCAAGACGGTCCTGTTCGGCTCCATCCTGTCCGAAGTGCAAGGGGCGAGCGCGGCCATTGCGCACCGACAGGAACTGGTAACGCAAATGTCCGTCGCGCTGGCGCGCGTAGGCGTGCGGCACGGCGTCATTGCGCCCGACAGCGTCGCGCGGCTGTGTGTGTCCCTGCACATGACGGAAGTGGGCCGCTCCTACTACGATCCGCGCGCGCAATGCCGCGTCGCGGGCGTGGATACGCTCGTTCGCATCGATCCGAAATCGGACCCGTGGTTTTCAGCCGTGCGGACGTGGGTACAGGACGAGGCGCATCACGTCTTGCGGGAGAACAAGTGGGGGAAGGCCGCCACGATATTCCCCGACGCCTACGGGCTCGGCGTAACGGCCACGCCGCTACGCGCCGACGGCAAGGGACTGGGGCGCAAGGCGGACGGCCTGTTTGACGACATGATTGTTGGGCCGTCGATGCGCGATCTGATCAACGAGGGGTATCTCGTCGACTACCGTATTTTCGCGCCGCCGTCGGACGTGGTCTATGACGACGTGCCCATCACCGCGGGCGGCGACTACAGCCCCGCCAAGCTGCGCGCCGCGGTGCATCGTTCCAACAGCATTGTTGGCGACATCGTTAGCCATTACCTCAAAATCGCGCGCGGCAAGCTGGGCATTACGTTCGCGGTCGACGTTGAGGCCGCTACCGAGATTGCCGCAGAGTACCGGCGCCAGGGCGTACCGGCCGAAGTCGTGACCGCGAACACCCCGGACCATTTGCGAGTCAGCATCATGCGACGGTTCAAGGCCGGCGACGTGCTGCAATTGGTGAACGTCGATCTATTTGGCGAAGGATACGACGTACCCGCCTGCGATGTGGTGAGCTTCGCACGCAAGACTGAAAGCTATGGGCTCTATTGCCAACAGTTCGGGCGTCCCGGCCGCCTCAATGTGGCCGCGGCGTACATGGCAAACTGGGACAGCTACACGCCCAGTCAGCGGCATGAGATTATCGCCGGCAGCGCCAAACCGCGCTTCATCGTGATCGACCACGTAGGCAACGTAATCCGCCACGGGTTGCCGGACGCGCCGCGGGAGTGGACGCTCGATCGACGCGAGGCGCGCAGTTCCAAAAAATTCGACGGCATCCCGTCACGTGCGTGCCCGGGCTGCACGGGCGTCTATGAGCGTTTCCGCAAGGTGTGCCCGTACTGCTCGCACTACCCTGAGCCGGCGAACAGGTCGAGCCCCTCATTTGTGGATGGTGACCTGTTTGAGTTGGACCCCGCCGCGCTCGTGGCCCTGCGCGGCGAAGTGCAACGCGTCGACGGGCTGCCCGTGCTGCCGCTGTCGAACAATCCCGCTGTCCGTCAAGGGGCCTTCAATCAGCACCACGCGCGCCAGGCGGCGCAACTGGTCATGCGCGGGGCGATGGGCACCTACTGCGGGTTTCTCAAGCACCATCGCGGCCACGACGACAGCGAGATACAGCGGATTTTTTACCATCGGTTCGGCCTCGATATCTTGTCAGCCATGGCCGTTGGGCGCCCCGAGGCCGAAGCGCTCACGGGTCGGATTAATGATGCGCTACGGCGCGAAGGAGTTGAGGTATGACGACCGAACGCAAACAGCCCGCGCTGGACGAGCTACAAGCATTGCTCGACGCGTGCCGGGGGTTCCCGGCGACCGTCTCGGGCGTTGCATGGAACGAGCGCGTCGCCGCGTTGCAGGAAGCGGCGAATCTGCGCACGCAATGGCGCTCCCCCGAAGAAAAGGAATTGTTGCTCCACATCCGGCGCTACCTGCGCGGCGCGGGGGTGCTGGTATGACCCTCGACGAGCTGCACGTATGGGCGTCCCTGTGGGGTGTGTCGCCGCTGGCGGTTACCGACCTCATGGAGCGCATGACCGCGGCCCCCGCGCCCGAGCTGCCACTCACGGGGCACAGCGAGGCGGCCGTGCAGGCGATCATTCGGCTACGCATGGCGCAAGCCGGCGGCCGCGGCTGGCGCAATAATGTGGGCGCCTTGCTGGACTCGCGCGGCGTGCCCGTGCGCTACGGCCTGGCGAACGACAGCGCGCAGGTAAACGCCGCGATCAAGTCGGCCGACGTGATAGGCATCAAGCCCGTGCGGATCGGCCCCGAGCATGTCGGCCAGGTCATCGGCCAGTTTTGGTCCCGCGAGTGCAAGGCCGTGGGCTGGCAGTGGCGCGGCGACGCGCACGAAAAAGCGCAGCTCGCGTGGGCGCAGCTCGTGCTCGGGCTCGGCGGGGACGCTGGATTTACTACGGGGGCTCTTTAGTCGTTGACGACGCCGTCAATAAGCAGCTATCATAGCTCAACAATTCAGAGGCGACGGAATGGCAACAAGACTCCAACCCACGGCGCGTAAATCGGCCCTCCTCGACGCGGCCCTCGTGGTCGCGCAGCGGGACGGTTACGACCACATGACACGCGAGGCTATCGCCGCGCAGTATCAGGTATCGCCGGGGCTCGTGTCCCATCACCTAGGCACCATGCCGCAACTGCGCCGCGCCGTCATGCGCGCCGCGGTCGCGCGCGGGGTGCTCGGCATCATCGCCCGGGGGCTCTCGTTGAAAGACCCGCAGGCGCTCAGAGCCCCCGACGACCTCAAACGCAAAGCCGCCAAACTCATCGCGAGTTGAGGCGGCCCGTGCAGTTCCTTCCCGAGCCACTCGCGCCGCTGGCCGCGTACCGGCAATTTATTTGCTATCGCCTGATCAACCGGGCCGACGGCGCTACCGACAAACTGCCCGTCAACCCGCTGACTGGCGAGGTTTGCGACGCCCACGACCCAAGCGCATGGGTTGACGCTGAGACGGCCTGCGGCACGTCGGCCGCGTGGGGCCCTGGCTACGGTGTGGCGTTCGTGTTCACCCGCGACGACCCATTTTTCTTCATCGACATTGACAAGTGCGCGACGCCGACCGGTTGGAGCGAGACGGCACAACGCGTGTGCGCGATGTTCCCCGGCGCGGCGATTGAGGTCAGCCAGTCCGGCAAGGGGCTGCACCTGTTCGGCCGCGGCCGTGTGGGGGAGCACCGCAAGAAAAATACCGCGCTGGGGCTGGAGTTCTACACGGAAGCGCGCTTTGTCGCGCTCACGGGGGCGAATGCCTTGGGCACGGCCGCCAGCGACCACACGGCCGCGCTCGCTGCCTTTACCGCGCAGTACATGGCGCCCGGCCCTGGCGGCGAGGAGGCCCTCGGCTGGACGACCGAGCCCGTTGCAGGGTGGAACGGCCCGACGGATGACGCCAAGCTCATAGAGCGCGCCATGCGCAGCCAGTCGGCCGCGAGTGCCTTTGGGGCGCGCGCCTCGTTCGCGGACCTGTGGACGGCCAACCATGACGCCCTCGCGCGCGCCTACCCTTCCGACACGGGGCCATATGACGCTTCGAGCGCGGACGCGGCCCTCGCGCAGCACCTGGCCTTTTGGACCGGCAAGAATTGCGAGCGCATTTACTCGCTCATGATGCAATCCGCGCTCAAGCGCGAAAAGTGGGAGCGCGACGACTACCTTAAAGAGTTGACCATCCCTAACGCCGTCGCCCGCCAGGTCGACGTATTGACGGACAAGCTGCCCGAACCTCCGCCCACGCCGGCCGCGGCCAGTGACGCCCCCATGATGGAAGTGGCGAGCGGCTCCTCGTTCATCGGCGTCGAGCAACAGGCCGAGTTCTTCAAGGGGTGTGTCTACGTGCTGGACGCACACCGCGTATTGATCCCTGGCGGCCGGATGCTCAAGCCCGAGCAATTCCGCGCGATGTTCGGCGGCTACACCTACAACATGGATGACCGTAACGAGCGGGTCAGTCGCAACGCGTGGGAAGTGTTCACCGAGAGCCAGGCCCTGCGCGCGCCCAAGGCGGACACGTCTTGCTTTAAGCCCGATCGCGCGGCCGCGGAGTTGATCCGCGAGGCCGGCCGTGTGTCCGTCAATACCTATTGGCCGGTCGAAGTGCCGCGCAAGGTGGGCGATCCGGGGCCTTTCCTGTTGCATCTGTCCAAGGTGCTGCCCGATCCGCGCGACGCGCAGATATTGCTCTCCTACATGGCCGCGTGCGTGCAGCACAAAGGCACTAAATTTCAGTGGGCGCCCTTCCTTCAAGGCGTCGAGGGCAACGGCAAGACGCTGTTCACCCGATGCGTCGCCGAGGCCGTCGGCCGGCGTTACGTGCACTGGCCCAAGGCTGCCAAGATGACGAAAGAGTTCAACGCCTGGCGCGTGGGGAAACTGTTCATCGGCGTCGAGGACATCTATACCGAGGACGGACGGCACGACGTATGGGAACAGCTCAAGCCGATGATCACGGCGGGCGACGGCTACGAGATTGAAGCCAAGGGCGTTGACCAAGTGACGGTCGACCTCGTCGATAACTTCCTGATCAACAGCAACCACAAAAACGGCCTGCGCAAGACCCGCAACGATCGGCGCATCGCGCCCTTTTACTGCGGCCAGCAAGCGGCCGCGGACCTGGTTCGCGACGGCATGACGGGGGACTACTTCCCGCGGCTGTATGACTGGCTGAGGGCTGAGGGTTACGCGATCGTGTCGGAGTTGCTCTACACGATGCCTATCCCCCCGGAGTTCAATCCCGCCACGCAATGCCAGCGCGCGCCGGTCACGTCGAGCACCGAGGCCGCTATCGTGGCCGGTATGGGCAGCGTCGAGCAAGAGATTCAAGAGGCCATAGAGACGGGGCTGCCGGGCTTTGCCGGCGGCTGGATTAGCTCCATAGCTCTAGATGGCTTGCTCGAGCGCGAGCGGTTCGCCCGGGTCATCCCGCGCAACAAGCGGCGCGAGCTGTTGCAGGCGTTGGGCTATGACTGGCACCCAGGGCTGACTGACGGCCGCGTGAACAATCTCGTCATGCCCGACGGCGGCAAGCCCCGGCTGTTTATCACCGCAGCGCATCCTGCGCGCGGCCTGGTGGGCGCGGGCGAAATCGCGCGGGCCTATACCGAGGCGCAAAAGCCGACCGTGAGCGCCGGGACGTGAGTGCCCCCAAGCATGTTGTCGGGCTCTCAGGTGGGAAAGATTCAACCGCCATGGCGCTCTGGCTGGCGAAGAACGAGCCACGCGAGTATGAATTTATCTGCAACAAAACAGGTAACGAGCTACCCGCCATGCTGGCGCATTGGGCGCGCCTAGAGCAACTCCTCGGGGCGCCAATTCGCCCCGTGCGCTATCACACGGACCTACTCGGCGCGATCGAAGAAACGCGCATGCTCCCGAACTTCCGCGCTCGTTGGTGTACGCGAATTCTCAAGATAGAGCCGACTATCGAGTACTTCGCCAGCTTGCCCCGGGGGTCGGTGCTGTACGTCGGACTTCGCGCCGACGAGCCCGAGAGAGAGAGAGAGAGAGAGGGGATTTTCGGCGAGGACATACAGGTGCGTTTCCCCCTGCGCGAGCTTGGTTGGAAAGAGCGCGACGTATGGGCCTTCCTGGCTAATCAAGGCGTCGAAATCCCAAAGCGCACCGACTGCGCTTTGTGCCCGTACCAGCGCCTCAAGCAATGGCGCGACTTGTACCTCGAGCACCCCGAAATGTATTGGGAAGGCGTAGCGGTTGAATTGCAGCACGGTCACACGTTCCGAAGCGCGGGGCGCGATACCTGGCCCGCGTCGCTTGCCGAGCTGGCGCAAGAGTTCGCCCGCGGCCGCCCTCTGCGAAAATCCAAATTGGATGACGCCGATACTTGCCGCGTGTGCAGCTTGTGACGTGAAAAAGCCCCGCCGCATTGCTGCGCGCGGGGCCTCGTTGAGCGCGGCCGACTAGATGGCCTGGAAGTAGTCGACGCCCTCGGGCGGCGTGCCGCCGACGGCCACGTAGGGCAGGTCGTTGGCGCCGTTCGGCGTGTTGGTCAGCTTGGTGACGCCGACGGTACCTGCGGTTTCGTCCGTGTCCTTGATGACGGCCGGGACGCGCGGTTGGTTGGTTTGGTGGGGCACGAATTGCCCGGTCTGTCCGATTTGCATTTGGTAGTCCTTAAAGTTGTGGCCGTTAGGCCGGTTCGTTCAGTGCCGCGGTTGCGCCCGCGATATCGCCCCCTTCCTCTGCATAACGCCGCGCCCTCTCGACGCGACGGGTAAAGTATTCGTTGTCGCCGTGCCTGGTGACGAACTCGACGAACGCGGGGCCGGCGCCGCGGTCGGCAATGGCCTTGCACAGCGAGTCAAGGCTCTCCGATGAGAATTCATGCGCCGGGCCGAGCACGCTCAGATGCAGCGCAACGGCGATGGCGCCGCGGGCGAAGCCTTGCGGGAACAGCGCGCGGGCCTCGTCGCGCGAGTAGAGGATGGTCGCGGCCGTCGCGATCGTGGTGCCGAGGGTCAACTCGTGGCGCCAGTAAGCCAGGGCGGTTGCGTCCGGCGCGCGGGCGTACATCGCCACATACAGGCGCACAAGGGTGAGGAGGGGGGCAGGTTTCTTGGCTTTCATGTTCGTTTGCTCCAA